AGTCGGGAAATAGAACTGTTCGCCGACAGGGCGTCCAGTTGCGCCTTCAGGACCGCCTTCACGCTGGGGTCGGTGGTGGCTTCGATGGTGGCGACATAGTCGCCCAGGGTGGCCTTCCACTCCTGGAACTCCTTCCTGGACAGAAGGCGGACCGCCTGGTCGTAGGTCAGGCCGTACTTGCTGGCGTACTTCGAATAGAAGCTGTCGATCTGTCTTCGGATCGACTTCGCCGCGGCTTCGTATTCCCTGAACATTTTCCCCGACAGGTTCGCGCCGCGAAGATAGGCTTCGTTCTCGCGCGTCAGGGCGCGTTCGGCCCAGTAGTCACGGTTATTCGTTGCCATCGGCCCCACCGCCATTCACGGGGTCGCCCTGGCCGTTCTGGCCCTTGCCGGCGCCCAGGGCGTCGCCGAACAGGCCTTCGCCGTATTCCTCCATAGCGGCCTTCTTCTCCGCGTCGATCCGCTCCATTTCTTCGTCGGCGTCCGTCACCCAGGGGTGGTTCTGAAGGATCGTCCGCTTCGACAGAAGGCTTTCGCTGGCGACGGCGTTCTGGATCACGTCGGTTTCGTTGACGGGAAGGTCCATGTTGAAGACGATGTCGAAAGTTTCCTTAGAAAAGTCGCCCTTGCCGGCGATCTGAAGGTAAACGTCGATGAACAGTTTCAGGCGCTGGAAGGTGTCCTTCAGTTCGGTCGCCAGGGAATCGCAGTCGGACGACAGGTCCATATAGCGGAAATTGATCGCCGTTCCGGACGCGTTCCCCAGGTCAGGGTCCTTCGTGTCGACGGCCGCGGCGAAGTCGTAGACGTCGCGTCGCTGTTTATCCAGGAAGGCCATGACGGCGTCGATATTAAGATCGGCCTGAAGTTTGTCCACACCGCCGTCGGTGGTGACTTTGATCGCCATGTGTTCCTTCAGGTCCTTGATGAACTCGCCCAAGTCCTGGCCGCCGTAGTTCTTCAGGATATAGATGAACTTCGCCACGTCGCGGAGAACGTCGGCGGTCACGGACGTCTGCCAGTTGATGTCGTCGATCAGGTCCTTGATGAAGTAGCAAAGGGGAAGTTCCTCTTCGTTGTACTTCAGCCAGACGATCGGGACGGTGTCCCAGTTGTAGGCCTTGTTGCCGACGGTGAAATGGGGTTCGGTGTAGTCGTTGGTTTCGTCGCCGTGTTCGGTGTCGACGATAAAGTCGCCGGCGATGGTGCCGGCGAAGGCGTCGGTTTTGAAATACTTGACGCCGCCGGTCCACCACAGTTCGGCGTGGGTGATCGTGTGCTTTCTGGTGCCGATGTAGATCACCTGGTCATAGAAGCGAATAAAGGCGTCCAGCTTCGTTCGCTCCGCGTCGCGCCAGATCGGGACCAGTTCCGCGGACGGGATTCGCATGAAGGCCAGTTTTCCGTCGTCGAAGTAGGGCTGAAGCCATGCAATACCGGATTTCACGGCGCCCTTCCCCAGGGATTTGATCTTCCGGCGGAAGGTCTGGTCGAAGACGTCGTTCAGGGCGTCGCCGTAGGAACTGTTCTTCGTGTCCACGGTGAAGGGCTTTCCCAGAAGGTAGTTCGCCTTCTGGTCGACCAGCTTCTTCAGAATCGGGTGTTCGATCCTGGTATTCGACCGGTTCGCGACGTCGTTCGTCTTCCGCTGGACGTCGGTCCGGTTTCTGTAATAGGCTTCGGCCTGGATCATGTTCGCGTACTGCTCGGACGCCTTGAACTCCCTGATCTCTTCGGTCACGATCTGGGCCAGGGTCATTGTCGCGTGGTCCGGATCGGAAATAATCATGTTGATCCGGTCCATGACGGAATATTCGGCCATGTGGTGTCACTCCCTTATTTCAAAACTTCAATAGCGGAACCGCGGCGGAGTCGTTCGACGGAATAGCGAAGGGCCGCCATAGCGTCGTCCATGAACTCCACGGGTTCGTCGATGTAAAGGCCCGTGGTCGGGTCCTTTTTCCACTTCCATTGTTGAACTTCCTTCAGGACGTTCACACAGGAAGGGTGAATGTGGATTTTCCGGCCCTTCAGCCAGTCGATTTGTGCCTTCACGCTTCCAGGCTCTTTCTTCACGGGGTAGGCGCGGAAGCCGGCCTTCTGCCAGGTCTTGATCCGGTCCGGCTCCGCAGAATCACAGAACATTTCCACACGCCGGTCGACCTTCGCCTGATTTGCAAGGCCGATGATCTCTTCGGTGTCCTTCTCGAAGACGTAGATTTCGGAACAGATATAGACTTCTCCGTCCTTCCAGCCGACGCCCAGGATCGCGTTCGCGTGGTTATAGCCGAAGTCCTGGCCGTAGTAGAAGGCGTCGAAGGCGTCCCTGTTGACCTTGAAGTCGTGGACTTCGAAGTTCGTCAGGATCAGGCCGCCCAGTTCGCCCCATTCGCCCAGGCCGTAGACGCGATAACCTTCAGGGTCTTCTTCCTTGCGGCGCTCCATGCGGCGGTAGTAGGCGGGGTCTATGAACCGGTTCGTCTTATAGGTGGAATGGTGGGCCAGGACGTCCGGATCGGCCTTGTCGAAGTATCTGGCCTTGATCCAATGCGTCGCGCTGACGGGGTTGAAGGTCATTGTGATCTGGTAATACAGGTTCGGATTCATGCCGTCCAGCTTGCCGCGAAGACGGTCGTCCAGAATGTCGACGTCTTCGGAAAGAAGTTCCGTCGCTTCCTCGCACCATATCCAGACCAGTTTTCCGTTTTTGAAGGTGATGGACTTCACCTTCTCCCGCTGGCGCTGGTCCTTCACGCCGCGGAATATGATCCGGTTCCCCGTGATCTTACATTCCAGGGCCAGGGGGTTCAGGTTGACCTTCCAGAAGCGTTCGGCGTAGGGGCCGAACATTCGGTAGATCGCGGCCTGAAGTTCCGCGAAGGTGGAATCGCGGTTCGTTTCCTCGATCTTTCGGACGACCAGAAGGTTCGCGCCGGTATAGGCGGGGTCGGATAGCTTTGCTATGTAGTCCTGGGCGATGTTCACGGACTTTCCGGAACCGGCCGATCCCTTCAGAATGCGATAGCGGCCGCGCCACTCATTGACAGGGCGAAAGACTGGGTTGAACTGGGCGGACGCCTTGAACTCAATCTTCGCCGCCGTAGTCATAGTTGATCACCACCGTCACAGGGACATTTGCTTCGGGATTGTCTTTGAACATTCCCAGGTGACGACCGCACAGTTCCAGGGCCTTCAGCTTGTCGGCCATCTTCACTTCGCGTTCGACGCTCGTTCCGAACTCCGTCGGGGTCTGCTTCACCTTGACGCCGGCGATCACCGCCAGGTCGTCTTCGACAGCAGTCCCCAGGACTTCAGCCGTGTTCAGGTCGATCACGTCCTTCGGGTTCAGGAAGGCGATCCTTCCCAGTTCGCGAAGGACGCGGTCAGCGTTGATCCCCGTCCGCTTCGACCTTTCGGCCATCGCCTGATCAATGCGCGCGCGAATTTCAGGTTTCTTCAGTAATTCAGAACCAATACTTCCCGCGGCATTCGGAGAATATCCGGCGCGGATCGCGGCCTGGGTCGCGTTCAGGTCGATCAGATATTCTTCACAGAAGACTTCATTCTTCTTCGTGATCTTCGCCATGATTCACACCGTCCTTTCTTCGTGATCCTCTGAAAGCGTGTACAAAAAAGACGCCCCCGAAAGGACGTCTTTCTGTACCCTATTCAAAAGGAGGGGGAACACGCTGTTCCCGACTATAATTCTACCACACGGATTTGCAGATTGAAAGTCTCATGTGTATTCACCTGTATTCATCTTTCAGCGGAAGGAATCGGATTTATACATGGTAGCGAATAGGGAGCCCAGGGCCGTTTTCCTCTGGCGGTAGATCGTGGCCTTCGCCATGTGGAGGAAGTCGGCCGCTTCTTTGTAGGATCGGAAGGGGTAATACAGGGCCAGAAGGACGCACTTCGACTGACTGTCCATGTCCAGGATCGCGGACAGGACGTCTTCGATCTGCTGGGCCTGACGTTCCATGGCGCCGATCCGGCGGTCGGCGGTGTTCCGGCGCTTCTCCGTCCGTGTGACCATGTTCACCATTCGGGCGTCTGGGTCTGGGGAGGACTGGACGCGGACGCCGGCGTCGGAAAGCTGGCTGGAAGGGAAGGCGGATTCCAGGATTTCCTTCAGGTCTTCAGACAGGGCGGCCCGCTCCGCCGCGATCTGGGATTCTATGACGCGCGCTTCCTGGTCGTGGTTGCGAAGGACGTCCATGACGCGGAAGCGTACCCAGGCTTTCCGCTTCTCTTCCTTTTCATTCTGATCCATGCGTTTCACCGCCTTTCTTCTGGGGTGTGTCAGAACGGAAGTTCTCCGTCGTCGTCTTCGACCTCTGTGAACTGCTGGTCCGCGGCGGCGGCCATCTGGTCGGCGGCGTAGGAACCGGCGCCCTGGTCCTTGCCGTCGGCGAACTCCACGGAGTCGGCGACCACTTCGACCGTCTTCCGGTCATTGCCTTCCTTGTCCTTCCACTTTCGGACCTGGATTGAACCGGTCAGGGCGACGCGCTTCCCCTTGCGGAAATACTTGTTCACGAACTCCGCCGTCCCGCGCCACGCCACGCAGTCCACAAAATCCACGGTGTCACGCTGGAAGCGGCGGTCGACGGCCAGGGCGAAGGACACGACGGGCGTCCCCTTCTCCGTGCGCCTTAATTCCGGTTCACGGGCCATTCGGCCGATCAGTTGAACTTGATTCATGGTGTCGCCGCCTTTCAGAACCGCTTCCCGTGCTTATAGGGGCGGCCGGCGTTGTAGGCCATCTTCTCCGCGATCACGGCGTCCAGGTCGATTCCCAGGTGGCCGCACAGGTCCGCGATCCGGATCACGGCGTCGGCCAGTTCCACGGCCACACCTTCGGGTTTTACACAACATTTCGTCGGCGCGGTGGCGACATACCCTCCGCCGCTGTAATAAATCATAGGAACGGGGTCCCCAGGTCTGATTCGGTTTCCGGCGCGTTCCTCTTCCAGGGCTTCGGAAAGTTCGCTATGGATCAGCGCGATCGCCGTCCCGAAGGGAAGGGGCGGGTCCCAGAAGCCGTGTTTGACGGCGTTGTCGTGTGCCTTCTGAACGATGTCTTTGATCTCCATGTCTGTTCTGTTTCCTTTCTGCACGATAGCAAGTCGGACTTCGTCCGCTTGCCCGTGCTATCATTTGATTTCAGCTTCTTTCAGTCGTTCACTATGTAGAACCGGACGTTCTGGCGGCCGAACTGAAGGGCGTCGTCGTGGCTCTCGAAGTAGACGTCGATCTTCTGTCCCTGGATCGCTCCGCCGCGGTCCTGAACGACCATTTCGCCCAGGCCTTCCACGAACAGGACGGTCCCTGGCGGGTAGATCGACCAGTCAGCGGCGATCGTCACGCCCTGGACAGCTTCGGCGCCGCTGGCGGTGTAGACGATCCCGTCCGGCCGGTTCAGCGCCCAGGAACCACAGCACCGTTCACATGGACAGTACGCGGTCGCCACGGCTTCGATCCATTCCGGTTCCGGCTCCGGAACTGTTTCCGTTTCGGAAAGGGTTCCAGAAGGCCCCTGGAAGGCCGCTGACGGCGTTTCCTGGGCGGGTGGTCCGTTTACACTTCCGGCGTCTTCAGAACACGCACCGGCGAAGGACGTCAGCACCAGGGCCGTTCCCGCGATGATGGACAGGACGCCGGTCAGAAAACGCTTCATCATGTGGGTTCACCTTCTTTCTGTTCTTCCTCTTCAGGTTCGGGGATCGGCCGAAAGCAATCGCACCGGACGACGCGGTCGTCGTCGGCGTGGATCGGGTTCGGCCGTCCCTGGTCGAAGGCTTCCACACACGCCACGCAGTAGTCGCCCAGGCGGCCGCGCGCGGGGTCGTCGATGAACTGGATATTGTCGCACTTCCGACAGTTGAAGTCGTAGCGCCACTTCGGCAAGTTCTTACGCCTTCTTCCGATCATGGCTTTGCTTCCTTTCTATGGGTTGTCCGCACTCCGGACACTTGCGCGGGATTCCGGCTTCGGTCCGTGCAAGGTCGGCACAGCAGAAGGGGCAGACGAAGACGTCGCCGCCTTCAAATATGGAATACTGGATCGCCGGCGGGACGCCCTGGCGCTTCTTCTGGGCCATTCCAGGATCAGGGCTTCCAGTCCGGACCCGGCTTTTGTCCGAAGTAGGGCGGATAGTTCGGAAGGATCAGTTTGTCATGGGCGACACAGCCGATCAGCGTCCCGCCTATGCGGACCAGGTTCCCACACGTCGCACACGCCTTTTCTTCCTTCTCGACCTTCCGGCGGACTTCTTCAAGGAACGTCATGGTCTTCACCGCCTTTCACAAGTCGGGCTTGCTCCCAGAAGCCACGTTCGCCCTTCGTTCTGGCCCGTGCGGTTTCCAGGGCCTTTCCGTAGTCGTGATACCGGCCGCGTTTTTCTGTGACGCCCTTCACGATGTCGGCGATCGCCTGGTCTACCATGTCGGGCGGATAATAAAAGCGGGGGTATTCTCCGGACGTGTCTATTCCCAGGCTCTTCATGGTCGTGATGATATTGAAGCGGTAGTTCAGGCCGGCTTTCCCTGTATGGTCAGACAGTCGAAGACTGTTTCCCAGGCCGTAGTCGAACTTCAAGTAGACGCTGTTCGTGGAATAGGCGTCATATCTATGAATCAGGACTTTTCCGGCCAGTTTGTCGCAGACATACGCGGCAAGGTCCTTTACTGTTGCCATGCTCCGCCGCCTTCCAGGGCCGCTTCGGCCGCTTCCTTCGTCAGGAAGACCGTCTTCCCGATGTCGTGTTCGGTGAACTGCTCGGACGACCAGGCCGTCGTCCCAAGGCGTCCGCGAAGGACGCTGAAGGACGTCAGGCCGTCCGCTCCCGCTCCGACGAACATGACGGTCGCCGACACGACGCGGCGGCGCCGGATCAGCCAGACGGTCCCGTTCGGCTTCACAGGGAGGATCACACCGCCGGCGTCGCGGAAGTCGGCCAGAAGGTCCAGGACCAGGGCGTCCATGACGCCCTTTCCGATCTCGTAGGTGTGCCGGTGTTCGTTGGCGTGGAACGCGATCCGGTCCTTCAGCCGCTGGGCCAGGTCCGCGTTCTTGCCGAAAATGCCTTCACTCATGGTCATTTTCTCCTTCCACTTCGTCGCCCCAGGCGTCCCAGCCAGGGGCGGTCTTTCTGGCGAAAAGTTCGATCATAGCGCC